CTCACTTTGGTTCAGAAGGCCGCCGTCCGCGTCGGCGTGGCGAAGCCCAGCGCGGTCATGGCCGCGACGGACTCGGGCACTCAGCAGTTGCTTGAGTTCGCACAGGAAGAGGGCGACCAGCTTTCCCGCTTCGGCGACTGGCGCGTCCTGCGCAAGGAAAAGACCTTCACCACGGTTGCGGCCGAGACGCAGACCGACACGCCGATCCCGACCGATCTTGGCGCCTTCATCGACCAGACCTTCTGGAATCGCAGCCGCCGCGAGCGCATCTACGGCCCGGTTTCCCCCGAGACGTGGCAGAAGTGGAAGGCCACGACGACCTTCCCCATCACGGACACCTTCTGCCTGCGCGGCACGTCGTGGCTGATGGCCCCCACACCGGTTGCCGGGCACACCATCGCCTATGAGTACCGGTCCAAGAACTGGTGCCAGTCGAGCGGCGGCACCGGGCAGGACGCATGGGCGGCCGACACCGATACGGGGGTCTTGAGCGAGCGCCTGATGCTGATGGGCCTCGTCTGGCGCTACAAGCAGGCCAAGACGCTGGCTTGGGAGGCTGACTACGAGAAGTACCTGTTCGAAGTGAACCAGGCGCTCGCGGCCGACCAGCCGCGCAAGATCCTCAACATGGGCGGCGAGAAGATGGCCTTCGGGTTCACCACGCCCGATGGGTCGTGGAATCTCTGATGGCAGATCAGGCAAAGCTGGCGCGCACCCTTGCTGGCCTCCCTCCGGAGCAAGAGCAGCAGTTTCAGACGTTCATGGCGTTTGATCCGAGCGTTCGCCAGTGGCGCAACTCTTTCCAGAATCGCTATGGTGAGCCCCCCCAAATCGAGGGCGGCGACTACGATTACCGGGCTGCATGGGCAGATGGTGCGCGTCCGCAAATGGTCCCGGGGGACACCGTCCCGCATTGGTCGAGCGTAGGGAAAGCCGCCGACCACCCCACAATGTGGAAGCAAGAGTTCATGACGCAGTTCGGGGTCGACCCGGACGCGCAGGCGCAGCAGGGCTTCTCGCCTGCGATGCAAGAGTTCATGAAGGCCAAGATCGGGCGGGGCTTCTGATGCTGCTGCGCAGGAGCAAACAGGCGCGCACGCAGCCCCGAGTCGGGCAGGGCATGATTCCGTTCCCGTCGCGCGGCCTGCAACTGCGCAAGGGCCTGACGGAGATGCGCCCCGACGAGGCCCTGATCCTCGACAACTGGTTTCCCTCCAGCGGCTCGGGCCGGGTGAGGGGCGGGCAAGCCTCCCATGCCACGGGGCTGGGCGGCCCGGTGCGCTCCCTGATGGAATGGGCGGGGCCGGCGTCCCGCCGTCAGTTCGGAGCCACCCCCAGCGAAATCTATGACGTGACGGCATCCGGCGCGGTGGGCGCTGCGTCCGTCTCCGGCCTGACGAACGGCTATTGGCAGCACGTCAACTTCACGACTGCGGGCGGGCACTTCCTCGCCTGCGTGAATGGGTCGGACGCCTATCGCAATTTCGACGGTTCAAGCTGGACCGCGCCCAGCGTGACGGGCGTTTCCGGCGCCAATCTGATCGGCATTGCCTCCTACGGCTCGCGCCTATGGTTCGTCGAGAAGGGCAGCACCAAGGCTTGGTATCTCGGCACGTCGAGCATTTCCGGGGCGGCCACGGCGCTGGAGTTGGGCGACAAGTTCCTGAAGGGCGGCAAGCTGCAGGCCATCACGACGGTATCGCGCGATGGCGGCAGCGGCACGGCGGACCTGATCTGCTTCATCTCCTCGACCGGCGAAGTGGTGAGCTATCACGGGACGGACCCGGCCGACACGGCGAGTTGGGGAATCGACGGGCGCTACATGTCGGCGCCCCCCATCGGCAACCGCGCCACGGTCCGGATCGACGCCGACGCGGCCATCCTGACCGAGCGGGGCATCATCTCGCTCAAGCAGCTCATGGGCTCGGGCGCCTCGTCTGCCGAGCGGTCGGCGATCACCAGCAACATCGACCAGGGCATCATCGACGACTTCGCGACCTACGGCCTCAATGCCGGCTGGGAGATGGTCGTCCACCCGCGCACCCGTCAGGCCATCGTGAACGTGCCGACGAACGCCAACGCGGCCACGCAGTACGCCATGAACATCCAGACGGGGGCATGGTGTACCTACGGGCGCTATGCCTCGCGCCTCGATGCCCTGTGCTGGGGCCTCTACAACGAGGGCCTGTACTTCGGCCGCGCCGACGGGACGGTCTATCAGGCCGAGCGCGGATCGCAGGACGCCGGACAGGCGATCACCTGCGAACTCAAGACCAGCTTTCAGCCCTACGGTTCGGCCGGCGCGCTCAAGCGGATGACGCTGGTGCGCCCGCAGTTCACCGCAGCCTCCTCCGTCAGCGTCGCCATCCGGGCCGACTTCGATTACCGCAACACGACGCCCGGCACGACGGACCAGTACCCGGCCGTCAGTTCGGCCACCGGCGGTGCATGGGACGTGGGCCTGTGGGATACCGCCGTCTGGGGCGACAGCAACACGCCCTTTGCCGACTGGCTCCCCGTCAACGGCCTCGGCACCACGGCAGCCCTGCACATGGTCATCCGGCCGAACGGAACGCCCGTGAAGCTGCAGGCCTTCGACGTGAAGTACGAGATGGCGCAAGGGGTCGCTCTATGAGCCACACGATCTTCTTTCCGAACGAGGAAGAGAACCAGATCCTCCTGGAGTGGGCAGGCCGTCGCATCCCCTGGCTGACGCCGCATAGCGCGATGAAGGCGCTGGGCGTGATCGAAGGGCCGGACCTGTCATGCCCCCTGTTGGCGGTCTGCATCTATCACAACTTCACGGCGTCTCGCCGGATCGGCGACGAACTGTGGTACGGCACCTGTGAGATTTCATTTGCGGCGGCGAGCCCGAAATGGGCAACCCGTCGCACGATTTCGTCCTTGTTGAGCATACCTTTCCTGCAGTATAGTTGCCGGAAGGTAGTTACGGTCATTCCCTCCACGAACAAGCGGGCCATCCGCTTCAACGAAGGGATCGGCCTCAAGCCGGAAGGGACGCTACGGCACCAATACGCCAAGGGCGTTCATGCCTGCATTCACGGAATGATGCGCTCGGAATGGGAAACGCGGTGGAAGCACCCGAAGCCCAACATCCGGCGCCCAACCGGGTCGCAGGTAAATGGGCAAGAGCACACCTTCCACACCGCAAGCGCCTGATCCCGCCTACGTCTCGCAGCAGCAGACGCAGAGCAACGTCAATACGGCGGTCGCAAACGGCTACCTGAACCGGGTCAACCAGTACGGCCCGACCGGCTCCAAGACATACGACATCGTCGGCGCAACGAATGTCGGCGGCGTGTCCGTTCCCCAGTGGGCTGAGACCACGAAGCTCAGCCCCGAGCAGCAGCGGATCTACGACTCCCAAACCCAGCTCACGCAGGGCACGTCGGACCTCGCAAATCAGTACGTTGGCCGCATCGGCGAAGCGACTTCGAAGCCCTATAGCTACGACGGGTTGCCGGCGGCGCCGGTCTACAACGACCAGTACCGCACGCAGCAGCGCGACGCGATCCTGCAGCGCAACCAGCCGCAGATGGACCGCGACCGGGCCGCGCTGGAGCAGCGCCTTGCCGATCAGGGCATCGGGCTTCAGGACCCGGCCTATCGCACGGCCATGGACCAGTACGGGCGCTCCGTAAACGACTTCCGCCTTGGGGCCGACATACAGTCCGGCACCGCCGCAGCGCAGCAGTATGGGCTGGAAAGCAACACCCGCGACCGCGCCATCCAGGAGATGACCGCGCTGCGGACGCAGCCGATCAACGAGGTGGCAACCCTATTGGGGACGGGGACGGGCGTGCAGTCGCCGCAATTCTCACAGGTCGCGCAGACGCAGGTCGCCCCGACCGATGTCTCGGGCAACTACTGGAACGCCTATCAGGGTCAAGTCGCTCAGCAGCAGATTGCCCAGCAGGCCAACAACGCCACTACGGGCGGCCTGTTTGGTCTAGGCGGAACGGCGCTCGCGGCCGGTGCGAAGTATGGCCTGCCCCTCCTGATGGGCTCCGACATCCGCATGAAGGAGAACATCCGCCGCGTTGGCTACACCGACGACGGCCAGCCGCTCTACTTCTTCACCTACAAGAACGATCCCGCCACACCGCATGTCGGCCTCATGGCGCAGGACGTGGAGAAGATCCGGCCGGATGCCGTGGTCGAGATCGACGGCATGAAGTACGTCGATTACGGGAAGGCGCTGTCGTGAGCGCCCTAGTAGCGCACGACCGTCCCGCCGCCCACGGGCTGGTAGGTGGCAGGCCCGTCGCCGCCGCTTACCATGCGGGCGTAGTTGCGGCGCCATTCTGCGTCGATGTCCTCGCGGGCGCGGGCCATGACCAGATCGCCTTCGGCCTTGGTCATCTGCCCGGCCGCGACGCGCTCGTTCACGACGTTCTGAAGGGCCGCCAGTTTCTCCTTCTGGCTGGCCGTGGGGCCGCCACAGGCCGCCACCAGAAGCGCAACGCAGATCACAAGTCCAACTCGCATGTCCGTCTCCTGCCCCGCGTCACGATAGCACTCGGGCTGAACGGGCAAAAGGGGGCCGCATGACCCTCATGCCGGACGACAATCTGGCCTACACCCTCGCCGGTATCGGCCGCCGCAAGGACCCGTATTCCGAGCGCCGCACGATGGCGCAGAGGCTCATTGCACAGGGCACCGATACCAGCCCCGTGCAATCCCCCTGGCAGGGCGCGGCCCGCCTCGCGCAGGCCCTGATGGGCGGCGTGGACAGCTACATGGCCGACCGGGACGAGAAGAAGGCCACGGAAGACCGAAACACCAAGCTGTCCGAGGCTATGTCCGAAAAGGACCCAGCAAAGCGCATCGGGCTCCTGAGTGCGCTCGATCCCGAGCTTGGCGCCCGCCTGTCGGGGCAGATGGCGCTGGATCAGGCCAAGACGGCACAGCAGCAGGAAGGGCTGCAGGCCGCCGCCACAAACTTCGGATCAAGCTACGGCACGCCGCAGACCGGCCCCATGGGCTCTGGGCCACCGTTGCCGCAGGGCACGCCGAACGCCTCGGGATTCAACAACAACCTGGGGAATATCCGGGCCAGTGCCGCGCCGTTTGCCGACAAGGGCGCACCGCACAACGGGTTTGAGACGTTCAACACGCCGCAGGCCGGCGCGAACGCCATGGTTCAGAACCTCGGGGCGTACCTGAAGCAGAACCCCGGCATGACGGTCGCGCAGGCAATCGCCAAGTGGGCGCCGCCGAACGAGAACGACACGAATCTGTATATCCGACAAGTCGCAGAGGGGACGGGCATCAACCCCGGCATGCCGCTTGCCCAGTTGATGCAGGACCCGGTTGCCGCCGCCCAGCTTCTCGACGCCATGACGCGCAAGGAGAAGGGCGGACTGCCGCAAGGCGTCACGGCGGACACCTTCGTCAACGCCACCACGCCGCGCGCCACGGGTGCGCCTACGCCGCTCACGATCAACATGGGTGGCCCCGGTGGTATGCCGCAAGGCTCTGCCGAGAACGTCGGCATGCCGCCGACTCCTTCGCCGCAGGGCATGCCCGGCCCGGTGATGATGGCACAGGCTCCGGGACCGCAGGCTCCGGCCATCCCCGACGTGCCGCGCCCGCAGCCCACGCCGCAGATGATCCAGCAGTACCAGACCCGTCTGGCCTCGGGTGAGTTCGGCAACGATCAGGGCGCCGTGAACCGCGCCCGTGCGGCTCTTGAGGCCGAACTTGACCGGGATTGGGCCGTCCAGCGCGACCGCGCCAAAATGCAGTTCCAGCAGCAGACGACGGACTTTGCCGACCAGCGCCGCGCGCAGCGCGAAATTGATCAAGAGGCCCGTAAACCGACAGAGGCGCAAAAGGCTGTAGATACTACGTTTGGCAAAGATTACGCCGAATGGGTTGCGGGCGGCGGACAGGCGGACACGCGCCGACAGATCGTCCAGCTTGAAGAGGTGTTGGGTAAGCTCAAGTCGGGCAAGAACCTCACGGGCGCGTTCGTCGGCAACACGCCGGACTTCCTGCTCAACGTCTTCAACCCCGAGGCGGTCTCGGCCCGCAACGCCGTCGAGGAGGTGGTGCAGCGCAACCTTCGCCTCGTGCTGGGCGCGCAGTTCACCGAAAAGGAAGGCGAGCGGCTGATTGCCCGCGCCTACAACCCGTCTCTCAGCGAGGAAGAGAACGCAAAGCGCGTCGGCCGCCTGCTGGAGCAGATCAAGGCTGGCGCCGCCGCCAAGGTTTCAGCGGCTCAATACTACGAGCAGAACGGCACGCTTCGCGGCTGGAGCGGGAAGCTGCCGACACTGGCTGACTTCGACCCTTCGGCCGGCGCGGATCGCGGCAGCGCGTCAGACCTCAAGAAGAAATACGGGCTTGAGTGATGGCCGATACCGACCGCATCAAGCGCAACCTCAACAAGATGATCGACGCGAACGCGCCAGAGGCAGACCTCGACGCGTATCTGCGCACAGAGGGGTTCAATTCGCCGGCTGAGTGGCGGGAGGCAAGCGCAGGGACGCCGACCACAGCCCCGCGCCTTGTCGGGCAGGTCGCGCAGAACACGAACGACGCCATTGCCTCGACCGTGGGGGCGCCTGTCGACCTTGTGGCCGCTGGCCTGCGTCAGATCGGCGTGCCGGTGAACAACCCTGTAGGCGGCTCGGAAAGCCTCAAGAGCGGGATCGACTACGTCGCCACGCTGCCGGGGCGTGTGGGCGACGCCGTGTCTCAGCGCAGCCTGTCGCCCTTCACGGAAGACCGCACGTCGCGCTTTGAGCCGCAGAACCGCGCGGAGAAGATCGCGGCCGGTGTGGGGCAGGGCGTCGGCACCGTGGCCTCGACGCTGTTGCCGGCGGGCGCCATCGCCAACGCGGCCAAGCCCGGCACCGTGACGCAGGGCATCGCGCAGGCGCTGGCCTCTCAGCCCGTCACGCAGCTCGCATCGGGCGTTGCCGGCGGTGCCACCACGGGCGCGACCGACAGCCCGGCGCTTGGCCTCGCGGCCAGCCTTGCCGTGCCCTTGGGGGCCTCTGCCGTGCGCGGCGCCATCTCGCCCGTCACCAACACGCTCACCGAGGCCGAGAAGCGCATCGTCGAGACCGCGCGCCGTGAGGGCGTGCCGCTCACCCCCTCGCAGGAAACCGGCAGCAAGACGCTGCGGACCCTGGAGGAGACCATGGCGAAGCTGCCCCTGTCGGGCGGCCCCATGAACAAGACCTACGACAAGCAGCGTTCGGCCTTGAACGAGGCGATCATGTCGCGCACGGGCACGGCGGCCAAAGACGCCTCGCCGGAGACTCTGACGGGCGTAGCCAAAACGCTGGGCGGTCAGTTCGACGACCTCGCGGCGCGGACCACGCTCAAGCCTGACAAGCAGTTCGCCGACGACGTTTTGAAGGTCGCGACCAACTACGGGCGCCGTCTCGAAACCGACGTGGCTCCCGTCTTCAAGTCCTACATGGACGACCTGCAGCCGGTCATCGACGCGGTTGCCAGCGGGCAGAACCCTCAGATCGCAGGGGAAGCCTACAAGCAAATCCGCAGCGACCTCGCGCGCCGCGCCCGCTCGACCAGCAACGGCGAGTTGAAGCAGGCACTATCGGCCCTCGGCACGGCCTTTGACGACGCGGTGGAGCGCACCGCATCGCCGGGCCTGCGCAGCGAGTGGCAGAACCTTCGCCGGGAATATGCGGCCTACAAGACCGTCGACAAGGCCATGGCGAGCGGCCGGCAGGCGGACCGGGTGACGGGCGATGTTCCCTTGGGGGCGTTCTCCAGCGCCGTCCGCGCGTCCGACCGGGAGGGCTTTGCCCGCGCACGCGGCCAGTACGGCGAACTGTCCAAGCTGGCCGACTTCCTTGCGCCCAAGATCCCCGACAGCGGCACGGCCACGCGCGGCGTCACGGCGAACCTTCTGAGCGGCGGTGCGCTCGCGGCGGGCGCCGGCGGCCTTGGCGCCTCCATGGGAACCGCAGCGGCCACGGCTGTTGCCCCTTGGATAGCCTCTCTCGCCTACAACACGCCGGCAGCGCGCGCCTACCTCACGAACCAGATTGCAGGTCGGACCGATCTTGCTGGCCTGTACGGCTCGGAAGCGCTTCGCCGCGCCATCGAGTCGGGGCGGGGCGAGGGAGAGCCGACGGCCCTTGCGCGAGCCTTGATGCAAGCCAACGAGCGCCGGGCCGGAGCCGCACGATGAGCACCGTGGCGACATACGCCGTCCCGACGCCGGACAGGATCACGCCCAGAAACCACGCCTGCGGTGTCAGCAGCGGGTCCTGCCCGACCGTGCGGTCAAAGACCCACGCGGCCAGCACCGAAACGACGAATTGGAAGGCTTGCACGAGCCAATCATACAGCGAGGAGGCCGCCAGTGGCTAGGGACGGCGCCGGCAACTACAGCAACCCATACCCCGACTTCGTGGCGGGGACGACCATCGAGAGCGCGCAGATCGACGCGAACAACGCCGATATTGCAGCGGCGCTGACGGCCTCGCTCGCAAAGGATGGGCAGACGGTCCCGACTGCGCATCTGCCGATGAATAATTTCAAGCATACCGGGGTCGGGGCGGCTTCCGCGCGCACCGACTACGCCCGCGCGGATCAGGTAATCGGCTCGGTTCTCGACTATGCAATCGACACCGGCACGGCGACGGCCTACGCCATCGCGCCATCGCCCGGCATCTCTGCCTACGTCGTGGGCCAGCGGTTTGCCCTCAAGGCGATCAACGCCAACTCGGGCGCGGACCCGACCCTGGCTGTAAACAGCCTGACGGCAGGCATCATCTACTGGCCAAACGGCGCGTCGCTTGCGGCGGGAGACATCCCGGCCAGCGCGCAGGTCGTGGTGCAGGTCGCCACGGTGACGACGGGCACGCCGACCTATCACCTGCAGACCGTTGCCAAGCCCACGCTGGCCCGCACGGGCGGGACGATGACCGGCGCGCTTGCGATGAGCGGCGCGGCCATCAACGAAGCGCAGGGCGCGGACATCGCATCGGCCACCACCACCGACATCGGCGCGGCGACGGGCAATTACGTCAAGGTCACGGGCACGACGACCATTACCGGGCTCGGGACCGTGCAGGCGGGCACCGAACGCACCGTCGAGTTCACGGGCGCCCTGACGCTCACGCACAACGCCACCAGCCTCATTCTGGAAGGCGCGGCCAACATCACCACGGCGGCGGGCGATACCGCCATCTTCCGCTCGCTGGGCTCGGGCAACTGGAAGTGCATCCGGTACACCCGCGCGGCTTACGCCCCGACGGGCGGCCAGATCGTCAGCACGATCAGCAGCGCCGTGGATACAACCAGCGCGGCAATCCCCATCGACGACACCAAGCCCCAAAGCGGTGAGGGCAAAGAGGTCATGACGCGGGCGATCACGCCCAAAAGCGCCACCTCGCAACTCATCATCGACGTGGTGGTTGTCGGCGCCGTCGATACAGCCACGGCCTATTTCGTGGCGTCTCTGTTTCAGGACAGCGGCACGGACGCGCTCGCGACGGTCGTCTCCAACTCCCCGGACGCCAACGCACTCAACACGATCTCCTTCAGGTACGTGATGACTTCGGGAACCACCAGCGCGACCACATTCAAGGTCCGCGTGGGTCCGTCGTCCGGCACGTTCACGCTGAACGGCAACGGCGGCGCGCGACTGTTCGGCGGCGCCATGGCCTCCAGCATTGTCATCGAGGAGCGCGCCTGATGGACGGCGCAAACTCACAGAACCAGGCGCGCTCTTACTGGATTTCTGACTATCCATTCGAGATGCCTAATGGCGGGCTGGGCGTCTCGCTCGCCTGCACGACGACGAGCGCGCGCACGGCTCTGGTGGGCGAGGGCAACACCTTCTGCATCAGCAACGTGGGCGATCTGTGGGGGCATATCCGGTTTGGCAATTCCAGCGTCGAAGCGACAACGGCCTGCTTCGCTGTTCCGCCGGGCACAAGCATCACGCTTTCGCTCAACGCCCGAGACGCCGAGTGGACGCATGTTGCGGGCATCACCGCATCCGGCACGACCACGATTCAAATCACCCGAGGCTTCGGAATCTAGGAGGCAGGCATGTACGACGACATGAGAAAGACCGGCTGGTATTACGAAACAGTCGCGGCCAGCCAAACGGATCAGGTTCTGGGCGGCACGGGTGCGTCTGGCGACTATCTCGACGGGGTGCTTATCATCCCGGCCACCACCTCGCCCGGCGCGGTGCAGATCCAGGACGGCAGCGGCTCCGAAATCACCATCTTCACGGGCGGGGCGGGTAGCGTCTCGAATCTCGTGCCGTTCATGGTCCGGGTCGGGGCATGCTCCAGGTCCGGGGCTTGGTCGGTGACGACCGGGACGAATGTGTCGGCCGTCGGCATCGGAATGTTTACCTGATGCGCTTTCGCCGCTCCTATGATGCGTCGATTGCGGCGATGGGCTGGTTGCCGTCTGCCTTGGGCTCGTCGTTGCTCGCCCTCTGGGATGCGGAGCGGACAGACCTCATCACGGAAGGCGCGACGCTATCGGTCAAGGATACGGTTGCCGCCTACGATGCCGTGCAGGCCACCGCCGCCTCGCAACCGGCCTACAGCGCCACATCCTTCAACGGCAGGCCCGGCTTCACCCATGACGGCACCGCAGACGAACTGACCTGCACAGCCTCGGGGCTCCTGACCCAGCTTGGCGGCGCGGCGTCCTATGAGATGTGGGGTGTGGTGGACCAGACGGCGCTGGTCGCCGACACGACGACGCGCACGTTCCTGTCGGTTGGCGCTGCCAACGCCACGACCCGACGCGCGGGCCGCGCGGTCGTGTCGGCGGTCAACCGGGCGAACGCGGCAACAGGCGACGGCGTGTCGGCAACGACGGTCAACAACACGTCCGTTGACTTCTCCGGTAGGCACGTCGTGCGCGTCAAGTTCACGGCCACCGGCACCACCACCGAAATCGACGGCGTCACCATGACCGAGTCGGCGGTGGTGCCATCCACGACGGCAACCCGCGTCCGCATCGGCGCTGCGGCAAATACCAGCGCCTCGCTGTTTTGGCAGGGTGTATGGAACGCCGTTGCGTTCACCGGCCCGCTCAGTGCTGCCCAAGCCGCGCAGATGTTGGCGTGGGCCAATGTGCGCAGGGGCTAAGCCATGATTCGCAGCGTCAGCCCCGCCGGGTCCACCACCACCATCATCACCGAACTTATTGATTCGGTCGTGCAGGAAGACGCGCACCTGAACGACGTTCTGATGGCGGCTGCCGACCAGGAGGGCAACGTGGGCGGTTTCATCGTGCGCGAGGGCGGCGCGATCGAGACGCCCGCTGTAACCATCTCCAACGACGGAGAAATAGAAACCGCCCGCCTTTACGCCGTGGACGATGGCGACGGCAGTTTTCTTGTCACCGACCCGCTGGGCAATGTGGGTTTTGCCGTGAGCGCGTCGGGCGAAACCCGGACATCCACCTCGGCCGATAGCGGGGAGGTCGATGTCTCGCCCATCGTCGCCACCGACTTCTTCCTGATCGAGGGCAAGCCGCTGCCGTTCTACGCCGGCAATGTTCTGTCCGAGCGCTACGACCCGGTGCCGGCCATAATGGCGATCTCCTCGGGCTCCCTGGCGGTGGAGGGTTCCGGACAGATCGTGATCGACCCGGACCTGTGCGACGCGACCGGTCGGCTGACCGTGCGCCCGACGGATTCGTCCGGCCTGCGCAAGATCCTCGACATCAACATGAACATCGCCCCGGCTGGAAGCGCCGAGACCGTGTCCTATCTGCTGATCGGAGACTCGATCACCAAGGGCAACGTGGCTCTGGGGACGTACCTGTCTGATCTTGTGGCCGACGTTCTGACGGATGCAGGTTACACGCCGGACGCCCAAGGCACGATCACGCCGAGCGGCGGCGGCGAGCTGAACGAGGGCCGGGCGTCTCGCGACATGGACGACTATGTCGGCGTCCGC